GTTTTTACTATTTCCAAAATCACAAATGTCTTGCGTTAAAAATGTTCCAGCATCAAATTGTGTTGTTGCTCCGAAAGCAGATCCTGCTGATATTCTTGGTAAAAATCTAGTGTCTAAATTACCATCACTGTCAGCAGGAACAAGAACAGACAATACAGCCTTACAATGTGAGGGGGAAGTTAATCTTGGTTTAAATCCTAAACCCTGTGCAATTGCAACGATATTTTCTCTTTCTTCTGCATATGCTAATAAACTTTCTTTAAAGGAATTATCTGTATAATATGAAAGAACGTCACCAACATAAGAAGCCATATCAATAAAAATAGAACCAGGCGATGCATCGCTGAAATCTTGATAGGTATCTGGAAAATAGAACTTAGTAAAATCGACCAAATTTTTCTTAAACTCAGAATAATCTTTGTTTAAATACTTTACCTGTTTTTTATCCATTTGGTCATTGATAACGACCGCTGAAGTTTTGCTAATTGCCATTTAAAATCCTCAAATATTTATCAATACTTCGTCACTGAAGTTTGGATTTTCAGATAACCTGTACTTTACGTACATTTGAGCCCTATGATTGCTTACATCGTCATCGGTTGGCTGAAAAACAAATTCTTCTAAATTAAGATATGGCATCCACCGAGCAACCGCGTCTTCAACAGATTGTCTAGCATTTACAGAAAAATCACTATTATTAAAATCAAAAACTAATCTATGAATGTTACATCCAAATTCTGGATTATTAAATCTTTCGCCGGGGATTGTTAAAATCAAATTAATAAAATTACTTTTAACTTGTTCTAGAACAGTTTCGGATGTTTGAAAATATCCACCCGATCCCCGTTCTAGTGGTAATGTAAATCCCTTAGCCATTTACTAGATTCCCATTTTTTTCATTAACGAACCATAATCTTTATTCATGGCTTCGAGTACATCTTTATGTTTTTCTCCAACAGCACCTGCTCTAAATGATGCCGGTGGAGCGGATGGGTTAACCAATACATTATTGGTATTAAATTCCATCGTATCCGTTCCCATGTTTTGTTGGAACATTTCTCGTAATTGAGCACGCGTCATATCAGCTGCTGGCGATTGTGGTCCAACGGATTCAGTTTGTAGTTGTGAAGAAGATGTAGTATTTCCACCCATGATAACATCAAACATTTCAGCCTTAATTTCTTTGATGATTTCGGCTTTTTGATGTTCAACTTCTTTTCTAACAAATTCTCTAATTAATTTTGATAATTCTTTACTGGTCATAATATACTCCTATGGTTCCTTTATAAATAGTTCAGTCTCTTATTTTAACCAACTTACTTTTAATATCACGAACACTCAGTTTCGTTGGTGTTATTTTGCCTAGCGTTATTTCTGATAGGGGCTTGTATGGAATAACAATTGTTCTAGCTAACTCTTCTATGTGATCTAAAATTTCATATAATACAGATTCTAATTCATTATATTTAGCAACAGAATTTTTTTTCTCAACCGTTCCCAAAAATATTTGTCCATTTGACTCTTTTATTGGATTTACATAAATACTACTTCCGCCGTCAATAACAATATTTTCATTAGCAGCAACAACAGCGTGTCGATTAGAAGAAAGTATTATGTCATTTTCTTTTGAGTTTAAAACTAATCTACCACTGTTTAAAATTGCTTGATTTTTAGATAATAGAGTCTTTCTATTGCCAGTGTTATCATTTATTGTTTGGGCATAATCAGCTACTCCCAAATTTTCTAATGTTAAAAACTTAGAAGAAAAATAAAAATTTATATCTTGATTTTCTGCCATAACAAAACACGAAGAATCTAAATTTACATCTTCTACGGTTAAAGCATATGGGGTGTCTTTCGTAGTATTTGAATTTTGTTTTTGACCAACCCTCATGATTAAAATGGCATCATTTTTACCACTATTTGTTGGTCCTAATACGGTTGTTCCAGTGTTTTCATTAACAATTGTATTTTGATTAAATGCGTCCTGCATTTGTGAAGAACCAAGTCGTATTGTAGACCCATAACGATTTTGAATTAGTATATCACCATCAAAACTTTTTAAATTCTTTACATTTAATTTTGGAACATAATTGTCATTAGTTAAATTTTCTTCAGGCACACCACCATCTGTTTGATTTAAAGAACCTTTTCTAGCTTGTTGTGATTGAACCGTTTTATTCTGTTGTGTTTTTGCAGCTTTAGAACGATTTACAATATTAGGAAATCCATTTAACTGCAATGTCTTATTTATATTAACTCTTCTTGAATAGAAATGAACACCCTGTATTTTTTGGACCATGACGGTTTCACCAATCAAGGGATATTCCATCACACCAACTTCTATCGGATATGCATAAAAAGAATTTTGTGGGGTAGTTGAGTGGCCACCATAATCAAGATATTTAAAACGAACCCTACCAACTTCAAATCCGTCTATTCCATAGTCGGAATGTTCTTCATTTATTACTACATCTATTACAGTAGCACTATTTGCATACAATCCAAATGATTTTAAATTTCCCGATACTGAGGGGTTCCAGAACAAATTACTCATACTAAGTTCTCAAATTAGATAATTCTTCTTCGACCTGTTTTGCCTCTTCTTGTAATTCATCAATTTCTATACTAATGTTGCTTAGTAGTTGACTTTTTTCTGCCTCAGTTAATAACATATCAGAACTGGATGCTTTGGCTCCTATGGACATAGCACGTTGTGCTATCTGTGCAACACGAACAATGTGTTCATCGTTCTTAACATTGACCTCCATAAAATCTTTAATGATTGGGGAGATGACAGCAGCATCCTCTGGAGTTCTTATCATCTGTACAAGTTTGGTTATGTACGTGTTGATTTGTACTCTTTTATTATCTGTATTATTATAAATATCTTTAAATACGTCTGATAAAGTTTTGTTATCAAATATGGGCTGTTCCATAGTAAATCTCCATTTACTATAACTATTTAGTTAGTAAAGTATTCGGATATTCTTCCAGTTTTTTGAAAATATTTATACTGTCGATCAAGTATGATTTTTAACTCTTTTACTATCTTTGTAATATCACTAGTCTTACAATCCGTAATATCTCGTATCATTAAATAGATTGCTTTTTTATTAAAATTTTGAATATGATTTGACTTAGTAAGCAATAATAAAATTGCATAACCAATTTCTAAATCTTTGTTTTTTGGAAAAATGTGATGTAAATTGCCGTCCCAATATTTAACAAAAAGTTTAATAAATTCAACTCTTTCCGAATCGTGATATGTTTCTTCGGGGTCTGTTATAAGAGTATCCTGTACGGAATAACTCTCGTCGGTCTTATCAGAAAGATAAACCGTTCTCTTTTCTTCTTTATATCTTTTATTATTTTGAAGAATAAGATAATTTTTAGCTACAACCGAAAAATAACTGAAGGACTTGCCTTTTTCTTCAGTAAAATTTGGGAGCTTTAAAATTAGATAAGATGTAACTTCATTTTTAACATCTTCAAAAGTTCCATCCATGTAAGGAAACTTAAATCTATTAATAACATTTTCCGCCAATTTATCTAATGGCTTATATACATTATCTCTAAATATTTTTTCTCTGAGTAATTCGTCTTCTTCTTTATTGTAAGCTATAATAGCTTCTTGAGTTTCATTCGTCCAATAAAGATTCTTCTTTCTCCGTCTCTTCCGTGTCATATATTAGCTTCCTTAGCTCTCCGGTGATATCAATTAATTGTTCAAATACTTGACCAACTTCGTCATCATTTTCGAACATTTCCCTACGATCTAATTTACGAGCGGTGGCTAAAATATTACTAGCTTCCTCATGAAACCATTGTATACGACCTTCATATTCATCTACCAAATCTTCATATTTTTCAATATTTTGTACTGCAATAAATGCAGAGTAAAGCAAAAGAATATTACCCAAAACCGAAATAACCAGCAACGCCACTACCATATTATAGATCCTCTAAATTTAATTCGTAATCTGTAAATCTTTTCATATAC